GCTGGCAAAGAAGGCAACGAAGAGAAGATCGGCTTTGGCCACAAGGATCAAGGACAGCAAGGTGCACCAAGTGAGAGCGACGGCTTTGCGATGCCCAATTTAGTCTAGTCCAAGGAGTAGACATGCCGTTCGAGTCTAAGGCGCAGCAAAGATTTCTGTACGCTCATCCCGAGAAAGTAGGCGGGAAGAGCAAGCTGGCTGAGTGGTCTAGCGCCACCGATTTCAAAACTCTGCCAGAGAAGAAACGAAAGTCCGCAGGGCTTGGGAGAAAGCGCAATGGCTAACAAGTTTGCAAGCGCATCAGCCCAAACTAAGGAACCTAAGACTAACTATGTTGACTACAAAGTCGGTGGTTCAAAACATTGTTTTAATTGTGAATACTTTAACAGAGAAACCAGTAGTTGCTCTGGTCCACACATGGAAGAGCTAAGCAAAAGAACGAAGTTGCCCAACGGTGAAGTTAAAGTACACCCCGTGGGACTTTGCAAATTTTGGGAGGCAAAATGATTGGCTTCGGAGCACCAAAGAAGAAACCAGCAGTACCCGTGGCATCCGCTTCGCTAGACTCCACGCAGATGCCTTCGTGGATGGGTGGTGAAGCACCTACGCCAGCACCACGCAAGAAGAAGCCTAGGATTGATTCTGGTGGGCAACTCGCACGAGGAAGCATGAGGGCAGCATGAGCCTAGGCATGGGACGACGCCCGAAGTCAAAGCTGCCTGAGCCTTCTTCGAACACGAAGAACACAGGGAAGCAAGACTACATGGGAGAGTTGATGAACACCAAGAAAGAGAAAATGCCATGGCAATCGGCCTAGGGAAGCGCACGAAGCTGGACCCGAGTCCACAGCAAAGTCCACTAGGCTCTAAGGACCAAAACCCTACCTCCTTCAAGCGTGTTACCATGGGTATTCGAAAAGGAAGCAATGCGTTTGCTACGAAGAAACGTGGCAATGATGGCGTGAACGTATACTAGGAGAAGTTATGGCAACAGGCATAGGTCATAAGAAGCATAAAGTGGACCTAGGTTCACACGGCTCCTTTAGCGTTAATAAAGGTGGTCTGCACCGTGCATTAGGAGTCCCTGAAGGACAGAAGTTGACGGCTTCAGAAAAAGAACCTAAGCCGGGAGATAGTGAGCACACAAAGCACATGAAGGCTTCGGCCAAAGGCTTTGCAGCAATGAAGCACTAAGTAAGACTGGAACCGAGGAGAAGTCTAATGGCTGACGATGTTTCGCAAGTAACAGGCACAAGTGCCGAAGGTACTGGTAAGGCAGAACAGCCTGAAAGCCCAAGCAATAGCCCCCTCGGAATTTATGCGAGTTTTCCTTACTCACCGGAACCCTTCGCAGAGTTAAGTGACTCTACGCGTCTTTCGTTGATGTCTTTGGATGACCTTTGTACAAAAGCAGATGTAGCTGCCCGACGCATGGAAGTTGAACAGGCTTGGGAGCAACTTCATTTCGAGCGGGGTTATCAACATTTGCTGCGTGGTAAACGTGGTGGTTGGGAACTCCCCGGTGGTGGGCAAGGCAAGAAGGCTAACGAGCGCAACCACAATAGTATTTATGATACGAATGTGTATTCTCCTAAGGGCGATATTATTGTATCTGCCCTTTCACGAGAAGTGCCAAAAGTTGAGTTCTCCCCAGCCAACCCAGAGTGGGGTCCAGATAAGATCGCAGCAGAAGAAGCGGAGAGATTCAAAGAAATATGGAGCAGAAATAACAACCTCCATGACCTTTTAGTTCAGTGTGCAAGGGTTTTCTGGAATGAAGACCGTTGCTTGTTATGGACAAGGTACGTTTTGGACGGGCAGAAGTATGGGTTTGAAGAGGACCAAAATACACCTACGGTCCCGCAAGACGAGCTAACACCTCCAGACGACGCTCCCACAGGGCAAGAAGGACAGGAAGACTTTTTAGAAGTTACCGAGTCCTCTGCTACAGGTGGAGACGAGATTGAAGGGCTACTAGCTGAGAGTGGTGTTGGTAACAACTCCAAGAAGCCTCTCGGTAGAGAAGTTACGACAGCGCACGGCAAGTTAGACCACAAAGTGCCCATCTCCGTTGATAACTTTTCCGAGATGCCGTTCGTGCAACTAATGCTGGACTACGACGTGGCGATGGTCCGTGGCATGTTCCCATGGATCGCGTCTAAGATTACACCCGGAAGTGATGGGGAATCTTCCACGCAACTTGATCGCATTGCACGCGAGAACGTACGCCAAGCAGTGCTCGGTGCGTACGTCACAGGGGATTCCCTGAGTCGTCATACCACGGTTAAGTACTCGTGGATGCGTCCATGCATGTTCCTAGATGCATCGGTAAGTGATGAAGTCAAAGCAGAATTGATGGAAGCATTCCCAGACGGGGTGCTCCTTGCACGAGCAGGTAAAGAGTACGCATTTTCTCGAAATGAGAAGATGGATGACCACTTGGTTATCATGCACCCCTCCGCAGGTAAAGGACAAAATCGCAGATCAATGGGCATGGCGCTTATCTCCGTCCAGAAACGTATTAATGACTGGGTGGACTTGTTGGATGATTTCTTCAAACGAACCGTCCCCAAGAAGTGGATGAACTCCGAAGCATTCGACATGGACGCTATCAAGAACGAACCTAACGTTCCCGGTAGTATCGGTCCCTTCATACCACAACCGGGACTGACCACAGAGTCACAGTACATCATGGTAGAGCCTACGCCGCAGCATCAGCCTGCGTTGCCTGACTTTATCAAATGGTTTATCACTACACTATCTGAGGAAATCTCAGGTGCACTGCCATCCTTGTTTGGTAACAACACAGGGGAACCAACGGTGGGTAGCTCAGTTGTTCAGAGAGACCAAGCGTTGCAGCGCGTAGGATGCCCATGGAATGCTCTACAGGATGGTTTTGCACAAGCAGCACAACAAGCTGTGAAGTGCGCAGCAGAATGCCGTGATGGAAAACAGATTACCCAGAATATATCTGGCAAAAACGTGTCTGTTAACACTGCGAACCTTCTTGGCGGTAATGTACTGTGTTACCCAGAAAGCAACCCGTCTATACCAGAGACTGAAGAACAAAAAGGTGTTAAGATCATGGGTATGGTGGACAAAGCAATCGCCGCCCCCGGAACACCATTTGCACAGTGGGTATTCAGCCCTGCTAATTTAGCAGAAGTATCAAGTGCCTTGCGCATGAAAAACTTCAAAGTAGAAGGCGCATCGTCTGTCACAAAACAGCGGTGTGAGTTTGAAAAACTTCTACGCGGTGGACCTATGCCTAATCCGCAAGTGTCCCAGATGCAGGAAGGCTTGGGCAAAATTACGGGACAGATGCAACAGGCGCAGCAAGGTGGCATGCCAATTCCGCCCGAGGCTGCACAGATGGTACAGCAGGTTCAGCAGAAGATGCAGGCTCTTCCTCCTGTGGTTAGCACTCTACCAGTTGCACAGGATGAGAGTGAGAACCATGTCGTGGAGGCGTCAGAGTGTGGGGAGTGGATGAACAGCACGGAAGGCCAGAAATTCCACTATGGAACGCCTGAGCAGCAAGCAGGGTTTGAAAACGTGCATTTACACTTCAAGGAGCACCTAGCTATGGCTAAGCAAATTGCCGCAGCTAATAAAGCCCCGGACAAACCGCCTTCTGAGTCAATTAGTGTGGACGTTAGTAAGATGCCCGGAATCGTAGCCGCTCAGGCGCTTGCGAAGATGGGAATACAAGCCAGTCCACAGATGTTTGACCAACAGGCAGAAACTGCACTAAACCATAAAATTGCTGGCAAAGCAATTCCAAAGGCGTTAGAGCAGCCAGTACCCGAGCAATAATACCAAGGGCCACCTAAGACGTGGCCCGACTCAGAATCTCAGAAATTAAGAAGGACTCACAAATGAGCGACGCGCTCGTAGATTTTGCATCATTAGACTCAGCAGTGGAGACACCAGCAGTAGAAACACCAACTGAAGTGGAAACACCCACTACAGACTCAGCAGTAGACACACCTACCGAAGTAGAAACACCCTCCGAAGGAGTAGAGACAGAAACCACAAAGGCGGATGGGACAGAGCGTACTCCAGAAGAGGTGGCGGCGTTCAAGACCGCAGCCGCTGCCAGAACAGCCTCTGACAAAGCATTAGAATCCACCCCAGCTAACGTGCGCTCTGCACTGAAGGCAATGCGTGATGCGGACCCGAAGAACGCTGGCGTGGTGAAAGAACTGCACGGCGCGTTTGAGCGGTGGAATGCTGCAAAGCAAATCTTCCCCAAAGGCGTTGCAGAGATGACCGAAGCCAAGGCGTTCATCGACTCAGTAGGTGGACCTGAAGGCTATCAGAAGATGCAGGACATGATCGACACAGTTACAGGGACCGACGAACTGCTGTATGCAGCGGACCCTAAGCTGTGGGACAATGTGATCGAAGACATCAAAGCCAATGGTCATCCAGAGGCTCTGGGAGCACTGGCTCCGTCACTGTTGCAGAAGCTGAAGGTGCATGACTCTGAAGCGTTCTACAACACCACGATTCCGGTTGTTGCAGATGCCCTAAGAGAAATCCACATGGATTCCTTAGTGAGCAAACTCAACGCGGCAATGGCAGAGAAGGATGCTGCTGGTGCATCGAAGCCGAACGTGGCAATGATCACTGAACTTGTCAAAGGACTCACAGATTGGTACAACGATCTGGACAAGGATGCAAAGTCCCGTACCACTGCACCTGTTGAAACGGCGGCATCCAAAGCATTAGCGGCTCGTGAAGCTGCGTTTAACAAAAGAGAAACTGACTCTGTAGCAGCAGATCGCAAGAAGACGGAAACTGGCATCGCTGAAGACTGCGACAAACGGAACAACGTACTTCTAGGGAAAGCCCTCGGTGGTTTCCTGAAGATGCCGTTCTTCAAAGACTTTCCGTACGATACGAAGGTTGATCTTGGCAACGGTATTAAGGACCGCCTGTACGCCGCGCTGAAGGCCGACAAAGCCTACCAGTTGCAGATGTCTACGATGTGGAAGGCAAAGACCCCAGACCGTGCAAAGATGATCCAGTACCACGAGGCGAAGGTTCAGTCTATTGCTTCTGATATTGTGACAAAGACGGTCCAAAATCGCTACCCCGGCTACGCCAAGGGTGGTTCAGCCGCAGGTAAAGCAGCCGCGACAGTGGCAAAGAAAGTTACATCGGACAAAGCCGCAGTGCAGTCGGTAGCCTCAGGCAAGCCGATCTACATTGCAGTTCGTCCTACGAACCTCGTGCGCGAACCTATCACGGTTGGCGGCAGGGATTACTCGTCATCTGATCTCGTCAACTTGCAGATTACAGGCAAAGGCTTCGTGAAGACGACAGATGGAAAAGGCTTCAAATTTATAACGTGGCGACACTAACATCCACTTCTCGACGGAGAAGTGTTAGAGCAGGGAGGTGCCTATACCACCTCCCGCTCGATCTTGTATAGGAAGGAACAGATGTACATAAAGAAAAACGACTACGAAAAAGAACGCTATAACCGTCTTAAATGTAAAGGTTTGTGCGTATGGTGTGGAGTAAACAAAGCAGCACTTAAAACTCTTGGAGATGGACCAGAAGCAAAGTTCCTGAAGTATTGCCAAGAATGCCGAGAGAAGTATAACATAGGGCGCAGTGAAAGAAGACTGGAAGTTAAAATAGAAGTTCTTTCTCACTACGGACCTAGGGGTGTGCTGGAATGTTGTTGGGAAGGGTGCTCAGTAACCGACCCAGATATGCTTACTCTGGACCATGAGAACAATGATGGTAATGTGGCTAGACAAGGTACTTATAAAGGTGGAGTTTCTTTTTACATGAAAGTGAAAAGAGACGGCTACCCAAAAGGGCTTATAACCCTGTGTCACAACCATCAATGGAAGAAAGAGATTCTGCGTAGGAGAGCCGATATAAATGGCACGCCTACATGGAAGAAGGTTAGTCAGGTCGCATAGCGATCTGCAAGTTTTAGAAAGTAACATTGATCTAAACACTATCTCAAAGTGAACGCAGTGGCGTGACACTATAAATATGATTTACTAGAGGCGTGGCAAGGTAGAACTCAGCGACAGACCAGTACGCTACTCAGAAGCGCACTATGTGGTACTTTGTTTTAAGGATTTACAGTTTATGGCATTACTAGAAGCAGCAGTAGAAGCAGTAGAGTTGGACGCCTTTGCCAAGGAAATCCCAGATTTGGTTTTCCACGGCACCACGGCCTACTCAATGTTCAAAAATGAAGCCACCAAGATTCCAGTCAGCAATCAGAGCAATGCAGGTGGCACTCAAAGGGCCAGCTTCCGCGTACCTTTCCGGGTACAGGCTGGTGCGGCAATTACGCAAGGCACGGGCAACGCAGACTCTATGTTGCGTGGTTCTGGAAGTCAATGGGCTTCCTTCGCGCTAGCCCCGGTATACCTGTTCAACGTCTGCGAGATTTCGTGGTTAGCTCAGGCTTCCACCGACTCCAAGCAGAAGGGTCTCTTCGCCGTCAAGGCACAGGAAATGAAGAACTCTTTGGACAGCGCAATGCAGGGTATTGAAGGCTTGATCAACAGTGACGGCACTGGCATGATCGACCAGATTCCCGCAACCGCAGTCATCGTCCTGAACGGTGGATCACCCGCCGCGCAGACAGCCAGCATCACTGGCATCAACATTGCAGTAGCTTTCACCGACCAGCAAGTCGTGAAGTTCTACAGCACAGGTGGTGTGCAGCGCACTGGTGGCGGAATCACGCAGGCAACCATCAGCTACTCTGATGGTCCCAGCAACACTCTGTTCTTCAGCACCGCTCTGCCTTCCGACGTGGTCGTAACCGACTACATCGTCGTGGCAGGTGCATCGTACGGCGCTGGCAACTCCATCCTAGGCATCAAGGCTTGGGACGTGAACTCAAACACTGGCACCATCGGTGGATTGAACCGCAATGCATACCCCGGACGCCTGAGCACCCCGACCATCAACCTGAACGGCGCGGCACTCACCCCCGGAATTGCACAGCGTGCAGAAGTGCTATTGACCCGTGCATTGGGTCCAGACGCAGAGAGCCTGAAGTCCGGCATCTGGTATGGTCCTCTTGAGCAGGCATTCGCACAGAGCAACCTGATGTACAACGTCCAGATCGTGAACGCCCAAGAAGTAAAGGGCGACAAGACTCTGGATATGTCCAAGCGTTACTTCGCGGACACATTCGGCGGACGTAAGTACCACAAGAGCGCTACCGCGACTGCAAACCGCATGGACCTGTTGGTTATGGAAAATTGGTATATTGGCGAATTGTCTCCTTTGGAGTTGTATGACTTCGGTGGCGGCAACGTCGTAGCACCAGTTCCAGATGTGAACACCACAGGCGGAACGTACCTCACCTCGCATAAACTGTGAAAGCGACATGTGCGAGTAAAATTCAATCTGATTGACTCGAACGCTGAAATGCCAACGAGGCGGAACCCTTCTGGGACCGTGAGAGACTAAGCGATTGAACACCGAAAGGTGATGCAATAGTCCGAACATACAGGAATAAAACTGTATGAGTGCAGCAGAAATGATTGCACCACGCATTGCGTGTAACAAAAAGATGTTCGCATACAACACTTGTTTTAACCTTGCCAATGCCGCACCACGTTGCGGTCTATATATTCAGAACGCCGCAGTTCCCACGGTCTGAGTAGTGGCATTGAAGTTTGATCACTTCGTCTAGGAACGACGTGATCCGTTGGGCTTTCTTCTGTTGCTAGGACAACAGAGGTTTGCTCATCATCAAAGGTTCATCGCAGCGACGGTTGCGATGCTAGTGCAGGGGAGTGCTCGAACACTCTCCTGCGCGACCTTTCGAGAGGAAACTATGCCATACAAGAATCAAGAAGATCGAAGAACACAAAGCCGTAAACGCTATGCTGAAGACCCTGAGTTCAAGCGCAAATCGCGTGAAGCAACCGAACGCTGGGAGTCAGCTAATCCCGGTAAGTCCTATACGCCCGAATACGGGCGAAGGAAGCAGCTAGAGAGACGCCACAAAATGACCGTGGCAGAATATGAAGAACTCCTAGCAGAGCAAGGTGGGCACTGTGCGCTATGTCCAACTATGCAGGGAGATGACAAGCGACGGATGGCCGTTGATCACGATCATGATTGTTGTGACAAAGAACTAGCCTGCGGTAAATGCAACAGAGGGATACTATGTGCTGACTGTAATCGCAGAGTAGCATTTCTCGAACAAGTTTTATACGAGTCCTTCATGTATCCCGAACCGTGTGACGACACATGGTTAGAAAAAGCATTGAAGTACCTTAGGAAGTATCGACTTCGGAAGTAAAAGGATAAATGACATGTCAACCAATTCAGGACCAAACACACGTGACGGCAAGCCAATCAACGTTGCTGACCAAGCAACCATCGCTGCTTTCGTGACCGTCGTACCGACCAACGTAGGACCCACCACGCTGATTACCGTTCAGTTGCAGGGTTCCGGCTTGACCGTTCAAGTGCAAGCGCAGGACATTAGCGCTACCACGCAGACGCTGTAACCATGACCTTCGCTTGGCGTCTTTGCGGACGATTCGAGCGATTTCCTTGGCACCAGCCCTTTCGCGCAAACGACACGGGGCTGTCTGCCGAGGAGTATATAAAGGAGA